AATCGTCAACCACGCGAAGCCCAGACTCGCGAAAAGCAAGTAGCGAGAAAACCATGGGCTCCCCCATCTGCTTTGGATGCACCTACACCACCCGAAGGTTACATTCATCGTTGGGTAAGACTAGAAATCAGAGGACAAGACGATCGTAAGAACGTCATGTCTAAAATGAGAGAAGGATGGGAGCCTGTGAGAGCAGACGAATATCCTGACTTCGAGTCTCCAACAATTGATGACGGTAAGTTTGAAGGAGTTATAGGAGTTGGTGGTCTAATACTATGTAGAATCCCTATCGAAACTGTACAGGAAAGATCTGAATACTTTGCGAGAAAAACGCAAAGCCAGATGGATGCTGTGGATAACGATATGATGAAAGATGGTACACACCCCAGCATGTCTATAAGCAGACCAGAAAGGCAGTCGCGCGTAACAATTGGTGGAACTCAAGGTTCGTCAAACAACTAAGAGTTCTTTATATTAATTCTTGTAAATTAGAGAAAAGAATATGGCAAATGTAGATAAAGCCTTTGGTCTAAGACCATACAAAGGACTCAATGTCGGTTCAGCCGTTCAAGAAGCTAACAAATACAACATAAATCCATCTGGATATGGCACAAGCATCTTTCAAGGTGATATGGTTATATTTAATGGAGGATACATCGAAAGATCAGCAGCTAGTTCTGCTAATAACGTAGGTGTTTTATCCCATGTGTTTTTCACAGCTACTGACGGAACTCCTACCTTTAAGAATTTCTATACAGCATCTACAACGGCACTTGGTAGCGGAGACATAGAAGTATATGTCTATGACGATCCTAATCAATTGTTTGTTGTCCAGGCTGATGGAGCTTCAACTCAAGCAGCTATCGGCAGAAATGCAGATACTGATGGGATAGGTGGAAGTACAACAACTGGCGTAGCTACTCGCGAGCTCGACTCTAGTACACTAGCAACAACCCAAGCACTTCAGCTTAAAGTTGTGGGCGTAGTTCAAGACGATAATAACGGAGACCTTTCAAGCAATAATGCGAACTTAGTTGTTCTCATTAATGAACATGCTTATAGAGGTCCTGTAGCTGGAACATAGGAGTAAATTAAATGGCAATTTCTAGAGGACAATTAGTCAAAGAGTTACTTCCAGGCTTAAACGCATTATTCGGTCTTGAGTACGACAGATATGAAAACGAACATGAAGAAATTTTTGACGTTGAAAACTCTGATCGTGCTTTTGA